GGCGTATCGCCTGTGGCGATCGAGCTGGAACCGGAGGCTGAACTCGAACCCGAGCCAGAAGCTGAACCAGCGCCGGAGCCAGAAAGCNCCNANGANGTCCGGATCTACCAGNANGACAATTTCATTATCACAGAAGCCGCCGGAGAACCCATAGCAGCATTGCCCATTTCATCGGATGCAGCNGACCTGTTCAAGGCGGCCATAAATGCGACTCCAGACGGCGGTAGCCTGCACATAGGTGCGGGCCACTACAACTTATCAGCTCCTTATTCATTCGCACTCAACCCGGACGGCTCTAACATCTTCTATTCCGCTATCCAGGTCCTTGACAAGGACATGCACATAAGCGGTGATGGGATGGATGAGACAGTCATCCATCTTCTTCCCGGCCAACGTAGCCCTTCGCGGCACGTTGCCATGATGCTCATCAGGGGCACCAGGGGCTATGATCCCGGATACGAGAGTTTCACCATCCAGCACCTCACCCTGGACGGCAATCGAGCAGCCCAGATAGACGGCCAGCCGCACGACGGCGAAGGCCTGATCCTGGTGGGGTCCGAGCGGAAGAACGGCCTATACTACCAGCTCAACCTGAAGAACTCCTGGGGATCTGGCATCTACCTGGGAAATAACGGAGCCGGAGACAGCGGCACCAACGAGATAGTCTCCCAGGTGGTAGCCCAGAACTGCGGTGCTGAGGGCATCATCCTTGATACCTGCCACAACAGCACGATAATGTATTGCGGGGCCTGGCGGTGCAGAGAAGGCTTTGTCCTCTATGGAAACGACGATTGGAAGACCAGAAGCCCCGACAACGTTAGCATCGATTTCTGTTCCACTGATAGCCAGGTAACCGTCTGGCAGGCCAACGATTTCACCATAAGCGATCTATTCATGAACTGCACCAATATCACCGGCTCCTATGGCCTGATGATCCGGGATGGAACGGGCACGGTGAAGTACTCCGTTCTGGTGAGCAGCAAGACCAGAGAGGATTCGACCGGCGGGGCAACGTACATCATCGAGGGCTCAAAAGTCCTATTCGAAGACTGCTTACTGGAAGGCTATTTCGGCATTCACGCGATAGGCCGGTCCTATGTGGAAGCCAGAAACTGCAAGATCACGGCCCCAGGTGGATGCTTCTGTACCACGGACCTGGCGCCCGTGCAGAGCACCATAATTGCAGAAGGGTGCACTTGGGCGGGAACCAAGACGGCCATGCAGACGGGAGCAACATTCCAAGAGAGGTAATTTTCATGATTTACGTTTTGACCTACCCCGAGACGATCTGGGAGCGCATCAAGTTTCAGCTCTTCAAGACCTGTCCATCCATACCATGTAGCTACATCCGCAACGGCCCTGGTGTAGTCGAATGCATCACCGGCGAGGATTCCTGCCAGATGGTTCCCTTAAACGGTGTTATGCGTATCGTCTGGGAGTCCGGCTACAAGGAAGCCCTCTCCCAGGCCCGCAAAGAGTATTTCGACGGCGTGGCCCAGTCTATGCAGCAGATGGCAGGCGCGTCAGCCGGATGCTCATGTGGGGACGATGATGAGGATCGTGACTGTAGCTCAGGCCCATACACACCAACCGGCACCGCAGTGGACGGCTATAACTGAGGTCACAATGCCCAGCTATACCCTCGACCTCGACAGGCGCGTAGATGCACTGATCGAGCTTTTGGACTGCTCGGTGAGGTGGTCGAGCAAGGAGTACGTCATGTCCCTGGCAGACCATCTTGTGATGCGATGCGAAGATGGCGGCAGGCCCGACCTGAGCGGTAGGATTCGGGCAAAGGTTTCGGGCATCTCCCTGTAACCCCGATTTTGTCAATCAGTGTCAAATTGTCAATAGGTATTGTCATGGCGTTTGAATCGATAGCGGCCTACATAGATCAGATAGAACTAGGCTTTGAGAGAAAGGAGAGTCCTAAAGCGATTGCCAAACGGCTAGGCATCTCTGAGAAGTGGCGTACGATCCATAGGTACAAGTCTGCCGTCTGGGATCTGAAAGACCTGGTGGCCGAATCCAAGGAGGAACGTGCGGCCAACCACGACAGCCGCCGGGAATCCGCCAAAATCGAGATCATAAAGAGCCTGGACCTCATAGACAAGATCAAGATGAGGGCCTGGCAGCATTTGGACTGGCAGGTGGGCGACGAATACGGTTCCGTGAACGAGAATGGCCAGCCGGTCAAACGCAAAGCCTCTCCTGGTCAAGTCATCAACTGGCATCATCAGGCTACCGACATGGCAGCCAAAGCCCTGAAAGCAGAGCTTGAACTGGCAGGGGATGATCCAACGTCTAGGATGGCGGGATCAATCGAGTCCCTTTCGGAAGCTGAGGTTGATAAAAGGCTTGCCGAATTACTTGATATAATCGATAGCAGTAAGACCGACAAGGATAAATAGTTATAAGCTAATTACTATGCGTTGGCTAGGTTCGCTACCGAAAAGCGGTTTCCTGACCGCCTGCCAGCACAAGACTTCAGGATATACATTACAGGAGATGTAATTTAAATGGTCGGGGTTAGAAAGATCTTCATTGATGTGCCGTGGTTGGAAGAGCACTACGTATCTGAAAAATTAAGCCTCCAGGAATGTTCTGCTTTAGCAGGGTGTTCGATCTCCACGGTTCGCATCCGAGTTATAGAGGCGGGAATACCACTTCGCCCTCCTGCACCATTCAAGCAAAAAGAAATCATTTGTGAAGTTTGCGGCAAGGTGTTTAGTCGTGTGCCGCATGAGATAGCGAGGAGAGGGCACCACTATTGCTCACATAAGTGTGACTATGAGGCAAAATCTACGTAAAGTGGTTAGTAAAATGCGATTCGTGNNGGGCGGTAATTTTCGAAACAACATAAATGGATCGGAAGAGTAAATCATCATTTCTGCTCTCAAGAGTGTTTTGGAGATTGGGTTAGTAAAACCATGGTTGGCCGAAACCACCCGAATTGGATTGAAGGCAAGCAGCGCAACTATTGTTACAAGTTTAATAGCAAACTGAAAGAAGAAGTGAGGAATGCATTCGGTAGGAAGTGCTATCTTTGCGGAACTCCTGAAAATGGCAGAAAGCTGGCCGTCCATCATGTGGATTATAACAAATCACAGGGATGTAGGGGGATGAAGTGGGCATTATTACCTTTGTGCATAAACTGCCATGCCTTAACAACAAATCACAGGTTCCTCTATTTCCATCTACTCAGGGATTACTGGATTTATGACATCATCGATTTCACCTCAAAAATTGGAGGTTTTGAAACTTGCTAAGACAAAAGTGGCGCTGCTCTCAAAAAGAGACCCGGTGACCTTTGCCCGTTATCATCTGAACTTCGCCCCCGACCCGTGGCAAGAAAAATTTTTGCGTTCACACGCTCCAAGAATATGCCTCAATTGTTCTCGCCAGTCGGGGAAATCAACATCGGTCGCCGTCCTAGCTCTCTGGGAAGCAATCCACAGGCCCAAATCAACCATAGTTCTCGATTCCCCCTCTCTGAGGCAGTCTCAAGAACTTATGATGAAGTTCTCAGAGTTCTTATCATTAGTCGATCAGTCCGTAAAACTTGACAGCGATACTAAGCTCTCAGTACGTTTCGCCAACGGCTCAAGAGTCCTGGCCCTCCCAGGTTCAGAGAAGACGATCAGGGGCATATCCGCCGTAACCCTCCTCATTTTGGACGAGGCGGCAGCAATACCGGACGAGCTTTATGGGGCAGTACGTCCGATGTTGGCGGTGTCCAAGGGCAGACTCGTGCTCATGTCCACTCCTCGCGGCGAGCAAGGATTCTTCTATGACACTTGGGCCAAAAGCAAAGGCTGGGAGAAGATCGAAGTTCCGTGGCAACAATGCCCCAGAATCGATCCTGCCTTCATCGAGGAAGAGCGCCTTGAGCGTGGCAACGCCTTCGTGGCTCAGGAGTATGAATGCAAATTCATAGCCGCAGGAGCCACCAGGATACAGAGGGCCTGGCTGAAGTACGAGGACCATGCGCCAGCAAGGGAGCTACTTAGTATAGCTATTGGGGTGGATCTGGCCATATCCGAAAAAGCATCTGCGGACTACACGGCAGTCGCGGTCATGGGCAGAGACCTTGACGGCAATCTCCATGTATTGGACGTTCAGAGGATGCGGGGCTCGTTCTCGGAGCAGATCACGTTCATAGAGCAGATGGCAGCGAAATGGGATCCTTTCGTGGTGGCAATTGAAGAAGTCAACTACCAAAAAGTCATCATTCAACAATTGTCAGCGGACACGATGCTGAATGTGCGCGGTATCAAGCCCATATCAGACAAGGTCTCCCGGTTTGCCCCTCTGGAGGCCCGGTATGAACTCGGGCAGGTCTATCATCATCGTGGGCTGCCCCCAGAATTCGAATCTGAACTTCTTTCGTTTCCGATGGGGGCGCACGACGATATGTGTGATGCCCTAGCATATTCATGGCACGCACTGGGGTTCACCTCATGCACCGAATGGGCACCACCGCTCGACGAACCCGGCATAGAAGACGAAGGCGTCTATTCAGGACCATACTGAAATGTTCGACTCTTTACGATCCAAAGTAATATCCTTCTTCGGAGGAGAGAAGCACGACTCGTCTAGCCCCATCCTCTCTCTAGTGGGCCGGGAGTTTGCTACACAGGAGTCCTACGAGGACAAGAGGATAGACGTATCCCAGCTTCTTGCCACGTCCGAGATAGGCCAGGTGGACAGCATCCTCCTGGAGATATTCAACCTCATGTTCAACGGCTGGGGGCTTATCCCAGTCCCGCCCGACGGCATGGACCCCGAGGCAGCCTCAAAGATCTCTCCTGATATCCTCAAGCAGCTCTGGCGGTTTGACAAAGTCCTCGACCTCAAGTCTCTCATGGCCAAATGCTGGATCGATAACCTGGCATTCGGGCCGGGATTGGTCGAGCTAGGGGTCCAGGTGGACGACGAAGGCAACTTTGCGGACTGGGGCAGGCTGGACGACTGGAAAGGCCCTGAGTGGGCGGTTCATCTCGATGCCACCAGCTTTGAGCAGCCATCACCCCACGGCATGATGAACTACAGGTATGTCGAGGGTAGGCTCCTGAAAGGCATATGCTATGATACTCAAGAACGTCGCATGGAATACTGGCAGACTCAACCTAACGGCCAGGTGCTCCAGATCCCGACAGGCCGGATACTTGTTGTCAAAGATAAGCGCTCTAGGTACGTAGACGGTAAAAGCTACCTGGAAGGGATCGTTCCAACACATCTACAGAGGGAGATAGTCAGGAAGAACATCATGCTCCAGATCCGGCGGGCTGCTGCTCCTGCGGTAGGGCTCCGGATCAAAGAGATGCGGGATCCGAACGGCCACTTAATCCCGTTCGCTCCCACCGGCAAGCCGGGCAACCGCTGGGAGATGGCCTGGAAACAGGGAGGTCAGGCCCTCAGGGACTACGGCTCCAACAAGTTCCTGATGCTCTGGGAAGATCACGAGATAATCGAGTCCAACGCAGTCATCCCGCCCGACATCTTCCTGCCTGACGACAAGCTCAAGGCCGAGATCCTGAACCACCTCATCCCGCGCGACTGGATCGAGCAGAACGGTGCCGCCGTCAGCAAGTCCTCCCAACCTCTCTGGGACCTGGCCATGCTCGTGGTGGACGGCTGGCGGGCAAACCTGGCAGAACCATTCGAAGAGCTTTTGACTCAGATCCTGGAGGCCAACGGCTTCAAGGACTGGTCAGTCGAGTTCGTCTGGAAGAAGCTGGAGTACGAGGACAAAGCCCAGCTCCGCACCCAAGCCCTGGCAGCCTGGGAACGAGGCGCCCTAACCCTCGACCGGCTCTACACCGTCATGGGCTGGGACCCGCTCACCGAAGAAGAACGGGCTCAGCTCGTTGAGGAGAAAGAGGTCTTCCACAGCACGCCGGGCATGCAGCTGGTGACAAATGCGGCACTGCCTTCTGTTGACGCCGCCAAAGACAAAGAGCCTGCCATGGACCTCCTCAAACAGAAGAGCGGGATTGCAATCGAGGAGCTAAAGTTTTACGGTTATATTGATCCGGATGGTGATTTTGTTGACAAATCCTAAAAGAGTCCCTATTCTACCCTATCAAGAAGCAGATCTGCGGAGGCTGTATTTTTCCGAGTACAAGCGGCGCATCAAGGCGGGCGATCTGCCCCCGTTTGCGGCCATGATGGCTGATCTAGCACAACTCGCCGTGAGGAACCGCATATATCCGGTGATATTTTGATGGAATACAAAAAGATTGATCCCGTGAGGGTCTGGTGGTTAATTTGACAAATACATTAGAATCCATGAAAGGGCCGATAGTCGTCGTGTCCCTCATTCTCGTTTTCGGTTTGGCCATAGCATTCGGCCAGGGCATGTCCGATGCTGACAAGCTGGTAGGCTTCGTGATCACTGGATTGGTAGCGGTGGGCTACATCACCACCCATCAGCAGAAGGCTCTGCTGGCTGCCCAGGGAACTATCCAGCCCATCCTAACAGAAGTGCTATCCGACATCCAGGGAATGGAACCCGAAGCACGAGTAATAGTAGCGAAACTGGAACAGGGGAAAGCCCCCACTGCTCAGGAGATCGCAGACCTCTATCCAGATGTCGAAGAGCTCATTGGTGACCTCCAGAAGCTGGTCCCGGCCACTCAAATGGCCATATCCGATACGGCGGGGGCGAAGTAGATGCTCGTCGAGATCATTGTTCTCCTGTTCTTCCTGGCAGCTTCTCTCTTCCTGGCATATCAGTTCCGGTCATGTGGCCACCAGATGGGCATCTTGCAGGGGTCGAACGCATCCCTTTCAGCAGACCTGGAAAAGACTCGGGAAGAGAACGCGAAGCTCATGAGCGAACTCCAGAAGACTCAGGCCGATTTGGCCCTCACCAGGGGGGAGCTGGAGAAGACCAGAGCAGCGTTGAACTCCTGCACGGACGCCATCAATGGCGGTTCCTGAATGTGCTCGCCCTGACGGAGGCAGATCAAAGTGACTAAACTATTCACGCCCGAAGACATCCGAAAATACTTTTACGCTTCTTGCATTCTGGCAGGGCTTGCTTTTGTAGCAATCCTCTATGTGGTCGGGACCAGTGGATCTGCCAATACCCTCGATACTTCGATGGTGGGCACGGGCACGATGGACTACCGGCACGATTCGGAGCACAGTTCTGACATCGCTATGGCCGAGAATGCTTCCATCATGTACGATTACTCTCGGACATGGGGGCAAGATGTCGCAGTTGAGACTGCCAAAAGCCAGTTTGTGGTGACTTCAGCCAAAGGAGGCTACAAGACCCAGTACGCCGTGAAAGGCTCAGGAGCGGATCACAAGGTGGACTACAAGGCCACCAAGATCTCAGGCGATGCCTCGTTTGCTTCGGAGATTACTCTAACAGCCACCGAATCTGGCGGGGAGAGCTTTGACTCGATGATCTGGTTCGACACCAGGGACGGCCTAGCAACCATACAGGGCAGGGTCTATAACAACTCTGAAGGCAGGCCGGCCACAATCGAAGAGCTGGATGCAGTGGGCAAATACCTGCTGAACACACATCTCAATGTCAGCAATGCTCCCATCCTGCCTGAAGACTGGCTTGGATTCTGCAGTGGACTGGATCAGGATGTCAACATGCCCGAGGGGATCTACATCCTGCCGGTCAACGATTCAAAGTACAACTACACCCTGGTGGACGGCAAGATCATCCGGAGCCTGAACGCCACCGCGTTTGCGATGACTTCTGCAGAAGGAGACCGCACGGCCCAGTATGCATTGAATGGGGTGGGGGCAGGTTACAAGTTAGACTACCGGGTAGATCCTGCCACCGGCCTGGCCCCAGAGAACGATACTGAACCTGAAAAAGTAG